CCTCCCCAGATAGCAGCATCGCCTGGGCGGGCTTCTTTCGGCTGCTCTGTCGGGGTTGGCTTGAGCTTGTCTTTGTTGACACCTTTTTTGCGGGTTGCGTACTTTTCGGCTTGCTCGTAGTCTTTTTCTTTGAACTTGTTTTTGCGGGTGAGGTAGCCTGACTGATTTTCCCCTTCCCTAGTGGTTTTGATGTCTGACATATCGAACTCCATTGCGAGTTGCTTTGTTGACTTGTCAGTGAACTTGGTTTTTGCGCTGATAAGGTTAGGAGCTTGCAAAAATACGACCATAACTTCTTCATGACAATCCTTCATTGGACATTGTGGTTTACGGGCTTCAAAGTATCCATGTTTAGGACATTTGTAGTCATTTAATACTGCCATTGTTATCTCCCCTTCAATTGCTCGTCAAGTGTTAAATCAGAATAATCATACTTCGGTTTAATACCCATATTAATCTTAATCTCGCCATTAATCAATGTCAATTTAGATGATTTATGTAATACAGGTTTAGGTTCTTTGCGATATTGGACAAATAATGAAGTGTCACGGTTACGCATGATGGCTACTTCACCATTAATCCACTCTTGATAGGCTTTAGATACCCGTCTTTGCACATATTCAGTCATCGGTTCGGTTTCATTTAAAAAAACATCACGAATATGCGATACAGATAAGCCAGCTAGGTCTGCAAACAGCGGAATAGAGATTCCTCGGTTCTTGTCCTGCAAAAACCGCTTAATAATCCGTCTGAGATCACTGCGACTATGGATTGCCAGTGGGGTTGCCATATACACCTATTCTTTTTAAATAATCTGATACATTGCGCCCTACAGTAAGCTGCTCTGGCGTAAAATCATCCTGCACACGGGATACTCGCTTAGTTAGCTTCTGGGCTATTAGCCTTGGTTGTACTTGCTCGGCATAAGCAGCGCAAGCTAGGGCAGTGGCAATCACCCTGTCATCCTTATTACGCCCTGATGCTTCAATCGAGCTGCCATCACGGATAGTGGTTTTCATCTCCTCGATGGTGTCCATATCCCAGATGTCTAGCATCCCACGCTCAAAGTAGTCCTTCATGTAGGTCAGCATCCGTTCTTTGGTTGCTGCGGTAGTCATCCAGCCAATTGAGTTAGACAAGCCACCGATGGTGTCATTTCTGCGCCAGATGTAGTTTTGCATATTGCCGTACACATCCATCAGGTCTTTACCCAGCGCTGTACCCATTGCAGCAGCTTGGCGCTTGAGGTTACGCAGTTCGTTGATGACTGCTTGACCTGGACCGTTGATTTCCAAGTTCAATGTGGAGTTTTTGTACGCACCCGCTAGGTGAGCAATCACCCAGGCAAACTGATAGGTGTTTAATTCGCTAGTGGCAAATGAAGCCACCTGCTCAAGTCCGTCAGCATAGACACGCAATACTTGAATACAGAATCGGTCTGCCCAATCAGAAGATCCGTAAGCAGGATCAGCACCGATAACATAGTAAGCAGTATCCACAGGTTCTTCCCAAACCTTGAGCGTGGCAAGACGCTCGGTGGATTTGAGGACTTCCGTGTCGTGAAAGTTAACTCCAAAAGAATATCTATAGGATTCATAAGGTACTTTCTTGAGTTTTTTAACAGCATCCGTACATCTTGCGTTAGAGAAGAAAGAAGTACCCGTCATCACAAAGGCGTAGTCCTCAGTAGGCGGGAACTCTTGATACATCAAGGAATCGTCTTTAATACCCTCGTACATTTTCCAGCGCCACCAAGCTATTTGACGGGAATTGATCTCTACACCGTAGAGTTTTTTAATATCTCGCACCCATTCTTTTTCTTCGCCTGTTAGCTTGCCATCCCAATAGACCTTGTAGGTCTGACCTTCAGGATCGAGGGAATACAGCTCGTTACGCCACCAGCCACAGAAAATCGCCCGTTGGGTTCTCGCCCGCTTAGCAGTGGTGTACATATCGTGAAACATATTAAAACCCCGTGCTGTAGATTCAAATGTATATAAGCGATCAGGGTTGGTTTCCGCTAGGGAAGCCAAAAGGGAAGCTAGTCCTTCCTCATCTCCCCAGCTACTGGTTTCTGTTCCATGTAGGTATGTAATAGCCTTACCCCTACCCAGACTTCCTTTTGCTCTAAGCCCAGCGACTTGATAAAAGATACGGCTGCGGTTCTTGAGGGAAAGCTGATTTCGGTTGTGAGCAATGATCGGGATTTTGAACTCTTTGGGCAAACCATCCATATACATGGCAAGGGTTGATCGGAACATATCCCTGTTTTCTTCCGTATCTGTTGTAAGTGTTCCTTGAAGCCCTGGGTGCATGAAGTGCCAGTAAAGGTCAAGTGCGAGGGAGATTGTAGTGATTCCAAGTTGCCTTCCTTTCAAGATGACAAAAAAGTGGACATCTTCCTCTAAGCCCTTTGCGATCTCATTCATCACATAGGTTTGCGTACCCAGGAGGTTGTCCATCTTGCGTAAGCCTTGCTCTTTGGTTTCAATTTTGAGCTGCTTACAAAAGTAGTAAAAATGCTGAAGATTAAATTTACTCATTGTTTAGCCAAGGTAATTTGTTGTCGTACTTATTCATGAGGGTGTAATTACCCTTTTCAAAGAAATCCCTGCCTACAGAGTATTCGTTACCACCTAGCCTAAAGCAAAAGGTGCGCTCACCAGACCAAGCAAAGTTAGGAAAGAACTGCCTAGCTGCTTCATAGAACTTACGGTCACCACCCCAGCCTGGTTGAGCTAAGACATTGGCTAGGGTTTTAAGGACATGGGTTTTCATACCCCACATACACCAATCTACAAAACGATGACCTGGAGCTTGCCAGCAGTCGTGCAATTCACCGAGGGCTTCACAGTTATCGTCAAGGATATATCTGCCCTCCTTTTCATAGACTGAACGAAGGCAATACACCCAATCATAACCTTCCTCCATCTTCTTCATAATGGATTCCACATGATTTGGTAAAAACCAATCGTCATCATTACAAAAGAACACCACATCTTCATTTACCAAAAAGGCGCTGGCAGCATACAGCCTTCTGCCTTCTATGTCTTTCCCGCCAGTGGGGGAGGACCATAAATTAAAGTGCAGATTGTCCGTGTAATAGTCATATTCGGCAGCAAAGCGCTCTGGCTTCATGTCATCGGTGAAAACATAGTGCTGGCAAGGGTAAGTTTGCTTCTTTACGCTTTCAATGCACTGTTGGAGTTCATTTTGGCGCTTGCCGTTGGTTACGGTCACTACTGCTGCGGTTTTCAATTGTGTTTACCTAGTTTTTTGATTTCAAAGTTCGGAATATCCCAATATGCCACTGTTAACCTAGCACTGTGGTTCTTGGCTAGGTCAATCAGGGCTTTGTAGGTCATTTCACTAAACCGTTCTTTCCATTCACTGGCTAGGGCAATCTTTTGCTTTTTCGTTCTGCAAGAGAGCGCCCTCATCATCTCGGTCTTGTACATTAACCGTTCTTGGGTTAAACGCTCAATGTCTTGCATCACCATCTTCTGGACCATCTAGCAAGGACTTCAGATAAGCGATCTCGCTTTCAGCTTGCATTAACAGTTTTGAAGATTCGGCATGAACTCGCATTAACTCATGAAAGATCTTTTCTTTATCCATATTCCAGATGCGTTGCATATACATCTTCTTGGCTTGGTCATCGGCTTTCTCAATGTACTGCGCTACTGAGATCACATTGTTACCACTTATTCCGTTCTCCATACTCTTACCCCTTCCCCGTCTTTTCTAGCAATAAACTTCCGATTCAATTGTTTCCCTGTTCTGTAATTTGCGTTGCAAACAATTTGCAACTTCCCCGCTGGCACAAAGAAACTCTCACCTACTTCCATAACCTTATATGGGTACACATTACGCTTTTTCTCAGGGGGTATTGGTATATTTTTTTCAACTTCAATACTCATGTAGTATTCTCCTTATAACTTAACTCATCATACACTATCATGATACACACATACAACGAATATCATCTTGGCGATAACCTTATTCACCTGAACTATTTGCGTAAAGTAGCGCAGCAAGAACCCCACCTAGAGTTCACCCACCACTGTAGTGAGCAGTACCACAGCCAGCTAGAACCCTTATGTGAGGGTGTTGCTATTAGCTTGCAGGGAATGAGTATTCCCCCAGGATCAATTCACGCTTGGATAGGGAGGGAAAACTATTTCCACAACCATCCACTTAGACGGCAGTGGGCGCAATTTCACATGGCTTGGTTTGACCATCTCTCCAACCTCTTAGAAGTGTCCTGCCCTATAGCTTGCAAGGAGGACCTATTGTTCGATTACCCCGCCTTGAAAGGGAGTTCTCGATATGAGTTTGATTACCTGATAGTCAACAGCCCACCCCAGAGCAACCAGCTTATGGACTTTACCCCTGAATTCTTTAAAAAACGGGTACGAGATCTAGCAAATGAGGGCTTAAAAGTGGTAACAACCTACCCTACAGGGATGTGTCCATGCACGCTAGACCACCATTTTATGGTTACCGACATAGGCGTTTTATCTAAATCGGTAAAGCATATAGAGGGCGT